AGGCCATCTGTAACCCCACGGAGAAATCCGTCGGCGGCCTCTGATGCTTTGGCCGCCATGTCGACTGCCCAGAGAGCGATATTTGCCAAAAGCGTTGCAAGGGCAGTTTGAACTTGTTCTGGAATCGTCGATACAAATAAGACGAACTGGGCAAATGCGCTTGGTAGGTCAACAGTAAAGAAGTTAACGACGTTCTGGACAAACTCAGTGCCAATCTGTACCGCCAACTGAGCGAGTTGAGCGCCTAACCCAAACAGAAATACAACTGCAAAAGTAAGCGCATAAAGGACCATTGTTGGTAGCTCTTGGATGAATTGTCCTACCGCTGCGGGAATCCCCTGAACAAATTGGACGAATTGAGTGAAAGCTGTTGGCAATGTTGTTGTAAAGAAACCAACTATGGAATCTACTGCACCACTAATGGCTGAGCAAATAGAATCCCAAATACCAATTACAGCATTTCTAAAATCTTCATTAGTGTTCCAGAGCCATGTAAAGACAGCTCCAAGAGCAACTACCGCAACTGCAATCCAACCGATAACAGGGATAGATCCTACGAGTGCCAAAAGGCTCGTTCCAACGCCACTAATTGCCGTTGAAATCGTTCCAAAGACACTCGCGAGCGCTCCACCCTCACCAACAAGCTCTCCAAAAACAGAAAGCGTTGATAGAACGCCCTCTCCACCTTTGATAGCGTCAAAAGCCAAAGAAGCGGCGCTTTTTAGAAGTCCGAAGTCGTCAGCTATCGAGCGCACAGCCTTAATAGTCTCGTATGCAATCAGGGCGGTCGCTACAGCGACAATGACGGGTGCAACAACTGTGAGGTTGTCTCTCAAGCCTTGAACAGCGTCACGAGCAAGCTCTATGGCAGATTTAACACCATCAACGGCAGATTTAAGCAAATCTGCTGCACTGCGGGAAGCATCCTCTGAGTTATCTAAACCAGTAAACGTTGTTATAAGGTCACCAATAAGCCCTATAGTGCCATCAAATACGTCTTTTAGCGCATTTAAAGCGTCACCAAATGATGTGATTGCTCCGTTATTTTGAAGCTGATCCATAAACGAACCAACAGTAGAAATAACGGGGTCAAGATACGTGATAACTGTATCGGCTATACCAGAAAAACTGCTAGAGAAATCGTTGATTGCGCCTGCAATATTTGCTTGGCCAATATGATCAATAATCTTAGCAACAGCCTTATTAATGCGGTTCTGAACATTGGTCCAAGCAGTGCCAATTGACTCCGTTGAGATTCGTGCCTGTTCCGCAAATGACGCATAGCCAGGAAGACCCTCATTATTGAGACGTACAATTGCATTGTTGAATTGGTCAAATGTAATTGCACCGCTTTGCATTGCCTTATAAAGATCTGCTTGGTTTGCATTAGCACCGAGTAGAGCTTTAGCAATCTGATTCAGCTGGCCTGGCATGGCTTGCGCAAGAATCTTCCACGACTGCATGTCAACTCTGCCAGTTGAAAGCATCTGAGAATACTGCTCAAAAGCAGAATTCATTATCTCTTGGCTCTTGCCGCCAGCCAAAAGTGCGTTATTAAATGCCAGAGCAACATCTGTTGCTGTGGCAAGTGAACCAGACACAGGCGCAATCTTCTGCACTGAGCCAACAATGGCATCAAGTGACGTTGGAAGACCGTCAATACCAGTTGAAAGCCGTTCAATAGTCGCACGAGCTTCGTCTGCAGAATAGCCAACAGACTGCATAATCTTAGGGAAGTTTGCAATCGTATCGACGCGGTTGACCGCAGAGGCAATTGAGCCAGAAATCGCATCTAACGCACGGGATGTAACGCTTGATACAATTCCCATAATGGCGCCGGTTGCGCCACCAAAGCCGCTTGCGTAGTTTTGAGCAGCCTGTCGTCCAGCGTTTGTGTGGACAGACACCGCTGATTTATATCCGCTTCCCAGTGCTCGCTTTACATTAGCACCAAGATTGTCGAATTTAGGAGTAAGAAGGACGGAACCTCTTACTACTGTTCCAGCCACTATTCACCTCCTAGCGTTCTCTAAAAAGAAGCTCCTCAACGCGGTCCTGTGAAACGTTAAGAAGCTTCTTCTTACTTTGTTCTTGTTTCAGTTCTGGACGCTTGACGGCGTCAGGCTTTCTGCCTTTACCTCCTGCTTGTTCGTATCGAAGATACGAAAGGTTATCAACCGCTAGCGCAAGCAAATAGTCGCTATTGGACCAATCGTTTCTGGGGTCAACATTGCAAACTGTTCTTGAGCCATGAGGGAGGTTTATCATCAAATAAAACAGACGCTCAAACTCACAAGAGTCGATGAGCGTCTGTAGATTTACTTGGTAATACTGCTGAAAGTCTGCTTCCAGCTTGCCCCTTTTTGTGTCATCACACAGAATTGGAGCAAGCGGAATTAGTTTTTTGCGTCAAGTTTTTCCAGAAGAGCGGACTCAATGCGCATGATCTCTTCAGCGTCGTCATATCCGAGCTTGGCGGTTACGATTTCCACAACATGATTGTCACAATCGCCGCCAAAAAGATAGTCGTAGAGAGCAAGTACAGGAGAAAGTGCTTCTGGGCTATTTTGCTCTGCATCACTAACACGAGCCATGCGACGCATAAACTCACGAGACTTAGTACGACGCATATCAACGACATACTCTTCACCCTCGAATTCAATTACGCGCTCATATGGAGCGTACTTATACTTATCCTGTACAAAGTCAAGATAATCGTGCTCCAACTTTGCACGTGAATTTTCTTTCTCCGCTGCGAGCTCTCGAAGCTGCTCCGCTGACATGTTGGAAATATCCATATTGAGTCCTCTCAAAACTTAATTAATGTACAACGCCAGGAGTCGCGCTCGCTTTTGTGGTGTCGTAGAAGACATCACGGTACGTATCACCGTCAAAGACCTCGGCTGGCATACACTTAATGGTTGGGGTATAGCCAAGGAAGTCAGAGCTGTTCTGCTTTACGGTATCGCGCTCAAAAATACGCCCAATAGGGATAATTGAACGCTTGACTGTAGTCTCATTAATGACAGCGTCAAAAATGTAGATACGAGGAGCAGTAAAGCGTGGATTGTGTCGAACAGTAATAGAGTCATCTGTCTCAACCTTGACGTTATCGTCTCCATAAATGACCTTCAAAATAGTCTCAGCGGACTCAAGGAATGTCACCTTTGCAGACTCTGAGTACTTAGAAATTGAGGAACTAATAGCGTTTCCTCCCCAGTCGTTCTTATCCTCTGCAGAGAGATCAACAGAAAACTCAACGCCATCCTCAGAGATATATCCAAGTGACTTAATCTTGCCGGGGTTTGCAGTCATCAGATCCTTGATGGTCTTCTTAACATCAAGAAGCGTCTTAATGTCAACGCTTGGGTCAACGACTGCGGCATATCCGCCAGGACGGCCCTTTGCTGCTCCGACGGAATTTGCATTGTAAATAGCATCAGCCATGATTACTCCTTACAGACGTGTAGTGATGTACACATCTAATTGATATCGATATTTCTTTGAATCCGGGTCTGGGAAGTCGTAAATACTTTGAACTTCAACCTTGATGACCTTATCAAGCTCTTGCCAGCACTCCAGCAAAAGAAGCCTTATTGCCAAGGCTAGCTTATATGCAGCGGCATCCGTGGTACTCCAAGCCTGCACTGCAAGATTAGCCGTATCCCAGCCAATCGTAGAGCTTCCCCCGGTTCGCGTAACGGTAATAAACTCTTTTGGTTCGCGGGTGGGAACTCGTGTTGAAGCAGGAATATTGAGCTTTTGACTCATATACTTAGTAAGGTCTGAAAGAATGTCATAGCTCATCCTCTACATCCCTTCTTAAGAATATTAAGCTTTGCGTTAGCACGGCCAGCCCATATGCCGTTCTCCGCTCCAGAGCAGTACACAAGGCCAGCTGCGGTGTACTCTCGATTAACCCATTTAGCGTCAAATCGAGCACCATGTTTGAGGTATTTTTCTGGCAGTAAAGAATTACATTTTGCCGCACAAATCTGAGCCGCTTCACGGCACATATCAGCTACAGGAGCGGTATGAAGTACCTCGCGGATACCAGCCAAGTCTGGCTTGAGACCCGTGACTATAAAATCATTACCCATCGACAACCACCGCCTCAACTTCCCTGTCCCAATCGAGCGGCGTTAGACTATCAAGATAGGGCTGTGGGTCACCAACAACCGCAAACCTCACTCCATCAAACTCAATAAAAGTTCCCCTTAGGCTTCGCTTATAAGCCTTTGGAAAGTGGAACACCATGTCTATGCGGTCACCGTTTGGGCGCACCGCAGACAAATCAGATGTCGCAACTGGAGCTGGTAAGACATTGTCAACAAGCTCATAAGACTCTATTCCAGAGGTCTCGTTGCCATGATCGTCTAAGACAGTAGTTACTCTAACCACTTCTATCTGAACACCTCTAATGGCTGCCATCATTCACCTCGTGGTCTTGCTTATACATCGGCTGAATTGAGCCAATTCTGATACCACTCAAGCCGAGTCGAGTGCGCTCAGAGCGCGTTACATACAAATCAGCTGTTGGATTTGCAAAAGTCAATGTCGACTCATAAGGGCCGGCATGCTGACTGTACTGAGAAGCACCCTCAAAACCAGCAGGAACATTCACAGCACGAGCAACAATCGCACAAGTAACGGCGCAAGCATTTTCATCAAATCGAAGGTTCAAGCCTTCTTTGTAAGCCGTTTGATGATATGCAATGAAATTAGAGCGCAAGAGGGCTGAGGCATCTTGCAAAAGCACCTCAACCCTCTCTGGAGCACCAGACCCATAACGTTTCTCATAGTCGGCCTTTGTGGCAAAGCTTCTTGTCTCTGCCATATAAGCCTCCTATTAAGCGGCAGTACCGTTTGCAAGGCGGACAAACTGTGCCTTATCACGAGCGACAAAGCCGAACATAAAGGTGCACTTAAGAGCAAACATATCACGCTGATAGAGGTTCATTGCAGTGCCTCCAGCATTGATGGTTGCCTGGTCTGCCATAGAGACAGTAATGTCCTTTACAAGTCCAAAGCGTGCGCCAGTCCAGTCGCCACCGACACCAACAAGCTCAGGGGTCTTAGAAGCAACCTTTGCCTGATAAGCTGCACGGGAGAAGAGAGATGGAATAGCAAGAACAGAAGAGCCGCCGTCCTTACCCTCAACTGCTGGGTTAGTAATAAAGAGAGGACGCTGCTGGCTATCCTTAGCCTTAAGAAGCAGGGTTCGTGCCTTTGGAGAAAGTACCCAACCGTTAAGGTCACCGTTAGCGTTAGAAACCTTCTCGAGTGCGTCAACAAAGCCGTCATAAGGCTTAACAGAAAGGTCTACAGACTCAGCATCTGCAAGGGTGTCAAAACCAGTGCCAGGAGCAGTGCCATACATAATGGTAGCGTCAACCTTGCGACCAATGGCGCCTGGAAGACGATTCTGAAGCTCGGCAAAGATGGCCTCATAGTTATCTTTGAACTCATTGGAGAAGAGCTCAATAACAGTGAGCTTATAAGGCTTCATTTCCTTAACGCCAAGAGAGGTATTAGATACCTTAGCCTCTTCACCCTCAGCGGTAAAAGAAGCCTCTGGGTCACCAGTTACAACTGGGATAGTCATGCCGCGGCCAGGAAGCTCAATTGGAGTTGCAAGCTGCATAATTGCAGACTGGTCTTGGACGTTTGCAAAGATCTCGTCGGAGAGGTCTTTTGGAAGTGTTGCAGAAGTTGTCAAAATACCGGTTGCCATACTTAAATCCTTTCAATTAGTTGAATGTTTCGGCCATGAATTGACCAAATTTTTGTGCTGGAGTCTCTCCAGCCTGTGTAGAAATGCCTGATTCTGGAATGATTGGAGCAGAAGGCTTTTTGGCGAACGCCGCTACGGCTTCTGCAAACGTCTTCATGCTCTCTTCATCTGCGCCCTGAATGAGGTCCTCTGGTACCCCTGTGTCTTTAGCGACTTGCTTGCGCATCTGCTGCAATTTAGCGTTCTCATCACGTGTCTGCAGTTCACCTTTAAGGTTGTCAACCTCAGCGAGTGCCTTTTTCAGCTCCTCGGAGCCACTCTTTTCGAGTTCGTCAAGCTTTTCAGCCTTGGCTTTCAAGTCATCATAATCAGAGAACTCAGAGCGCACTTTTTCACGCTCTCTTTCAAGCCTGTCTTTCACGATCTTGTCGAGCTGCTCTTGAGTGGTTACAGGTTCCTTCAAATCCATTTCTTTCCTTTCAACAGGTTCCGTCCGCTCGGACGTTTACGAGTAGCATTGCCCTTGCTACGAGGTAAGTACCGCTTTTCCGCAACGGTTGCGTATATGAAAAAAGCCACTTTTCAGTGGCTTAAATCAACAAAAATAGATACACTTGCTAGTTAAAGGACGAGCCAACGGCTGGACTGAGTCGGGTTTGTTGGTGAATAAAATGCACCCGCTCTTGTGGGTGCATTTTTTAATATGTCTTATCTACTAGTACCCCAAATCACACAGATTTTTTAAGTGGCATAAATTAACGAAATTGGCACCCGACTAACGATTCGAACGTTAATTTTCGGTTTTGGAGACCGATGTACTGCCATTGTACGAGTCGGGTATATATGGTATAGTCAAGTCAACGAAAAAGACCTTGGCGCTCTGAATAGGGAACCAGGGTCTTTTTTAGTATCTGTGCAAATTGTTATCTTTATCAACAAAGATAACCTCTTTAATATCATGAGCCTTTATTTGCTTTTCGATTTGCTCAGCTATCTTCTCGTCACTTAACCCCATGTCTCTCGACCAAAAGACAACACGAGTACCGTCTAAAACCTCACCATCATTTACATGAGCGTCCCTGAATTGACCTTTTGCATGTCTTAAGTTTGATTCAACTGAACGCACAATGCTACTCTTTGGTATTTTCATTTCGTAAAGAATATTTCCTATAAGCAAATCAATGTTTTTTTCACCTTCTGGAGCATCTTCTTTTCGAGCTGTTACATTAAATCCCTTTGATTGGAGAAGTTCTATCAACGCAATTTCTTGCTCACCATTGGAATTCTTTCTAAATTCCTCTTTCGTTTTACGCCACGTGACCTTCGGTTTGTCCCCGCTGTAGAGCCACTTGAAATCTCTTCTCTCACATTCATCGATAATCGCAGAGCGGTTCTTCCATACAGGCTCAAGACCAATTGTGTTAGCACACTCGATCCAACGAGCGTACATCTCATCAGGATAATATCCTTCGATAGTTGTCTTCTTTGTACCCGGAACGATTATGCAATCGCAGTGTAGATGAAACTTATGACCAGCTCCGCCTGCGCTAAATTCGGACTCGTAATCAAAGCCACGTGTTGAAAGCATGAAGCAAAAACCACAGGTTTCCGCACCGGATGGAACTCTCGCCCACCAAATCTTTGACCTAAGTGCGCTTCTGTGCATGTTGATGTTAGCTTCACGCTTAACGTAGAATCGAGTAAGCGCAGTACAAGCGTCAATAAACTTCTGGTTGTTGCCATCAACTAAGTCTTTTGCAAGGTAATGAACTTTTTTCTCAACTAAGCCATGCTCAATAGTCTGCTGATAACGAAACCTTGTCTTAACACCCTCTGCTCTTACTATCTCATCAAACAGCTCTCCTGCAATCTCTCCCGCTTGAGGAGAAAAGGCGTTGAGGGCTTGTTTTATTGACTTAATAGCCATGTTGCGAAGCTCTGCTACTGAAGAGTTAGGATTAGCAGTTCTGAGCGCATCATAATAGTCAGACATAAATTCAGCCGCATCGTCTGCGGCTGAATCAAGCTCTTTTCTGTATCGAGCAAGTCTATCCTTGTTTACCCTCATCAATTACACCGTCCAGCAAGTCTTGATTATCAGCTGGGGTCTTTGTAGCCTTAGCCGCAAAGCGTGCCCTAAGAAGCTCTTGTGCTGACGCTCTTTCCCTGTCACTTTCAAGCCTTTGAACTTGGTCATCAGTAAAGCCCAGTTCCTCAAGAAGAATCTCAGAATTAACAATCCATGGAACAGCCTGAGCAATCTTGAGCATGGAATCAGCCTGGGAAACAATTGACGGCATTGCAGGATTGCGCCATTTAGCCGTGATATTAGGCTCTGTTGTAAGCACCTCGGCAAATGATATGTTTCTCTTAACTGCCAACGCCATAAGAGCAATATCTCGAAGAGCTTCACCGTTATCAGCGTTGAGGTTTTGAGCATCAACAACCAAAGGCTCTTTTGCAGCGTAGATTGCTTCTGCTGAACTTGGGTTATCAGATACAATTCCGAGCTCTGAGATTGGAACATTGGTCTCGGCAGAAAAACGAGCTGCAAGTGAGCGCATGTAATCGATGTGCGGCTGCATTGAACCCTGCTGCAGCTGTCCAAACGTTGGGGTATCGCCGTCGGCGTCTTTCGAAACCGCAAAGATTGAACCGATATATGCATCCCATTTTGAGAGCTTGTTGAGAGCATCCGGGTCAGCACCAACAAGGTACTTTTGAGGTGCCGTCATAAACTCAGCAGCGACTTCAGCGCGTACACTTGAGCGCATTGCATCATCAGTCAGATCCATAACAGCTCGAGTGATTCGCGACTTACCAAACGGGCGGTCAAGCGTTGCCTCGTAGACCAAAGGCTCCATAAGACAACGACCCATTCCATGCGGAATATATTCAGCAACCCAGCGAGTCGAGTCGAGTGATCTTCGAATGCGGATAATGTCGGTATCGGTAAAGACATTAATCCACGTTGGAGCGTTTCTGTGGTTTGGTCGATTGTCACGATCAACTACAACAATGCCAGCCTGGATACGGTGTAAACGTTCATCCCAGAGAGCAGCGGCTGATACTGCAGAATATGCAGAAATGATAACCGCAGGTTCACCCGCATCAACGTCTCCAGCTGTAACAGTAAGAAACGCACAGGAATTTCTAAGTTGACCTTTAACGGCTTTACGATAGCGTCTCTTGAGGGCGTTTTCACGAACAATAGCCTGTAATTCCTTAGCAGTATCCTCATCCGTGCAAGTAAAACCATCGAACTGAGAGCGGTCAGCAAGAGCGTCTACAGCCTTTGCTGGCCATGAAATAGCCTGCTCAAGATTCCTTAGGCCGTCAGGCACCGAAATGCCGAGCTGCTGAGGCTTTATATGCATGAGATAGTAGCCATCACGCAAACGATTACGTGCAAGGGTCTTTGAATAAACTGCGCAGAGGTTTAAAACTGTCTGTCTATCTTCTTTTCTCAGTCCAACCGCTGTTGCAATTGCAACAGGAATAATTCCAGTCGTCACCAGACTACCTGCTTTCTAGCTGGGTTTCGTTTAGTGGTCCTAACTCCATAAAGTGCAAGTGCCGCAGACTCAGCAGCGGTACACGTTGCTTTTGGAGAATCTCCAAATCCAAAGCCACCGTTATTACCAATTGCACGCCT